CGTGGAGTCCCCCGCATCGTAGTTGCCGCTAAAGGACAGGGTCCCAGGCTCGCCGACCCCATCAAGGCAATACTCCGCAATCGTATCCCCGAATGCCGCGTCCTTCTTCACTGTTGACATGGAGAACCCGCTGATGCTCCATTCCGTGATGTTGGCAACAGCCACCGAGCCATACATCACTTTTCCGCCTCTTCCGCAAACTTTCGCCATTGTCCTTTCCTCCTTGTTAAAGCCGACTACGCGGCTGATGTTTCAAATCGTTTCTCCTCTGTAACACCAATAACAGTAGTGTCCAGCCTTTCCGCATTTTTGAATCTGTCAAAAAGCCACTTGTAATTCCGCTGGAACTGTTCATCCGGGAACCAAGAAAATGGACGGGTGCAATGATGAGTGGCGAGGGCTACGTCCACGTTCATCTTCCCATGCTCCGTTTCCAGCCAGACGTTCACCGCCCCGGAGTCTATGATCCATGCCGATCCGCCCATCTCCCATGTCTGCAATACGCACAGGGTCCCATAGAGATCGAAGCCGTCCAAAGTCTCGTCGAACCGGAAGCCGCTTTTCATGTTGACGAAGATTAGACACTCGTCGAAACAGCACGCCTTGACCGGGAACTCATGGACGTTAATCGTGTCAAAGATAATGGGTATCCTGCTGTCGCTCATGCGCCCGCACACCCTCCCCTCCATGTCCTTGCCGATAATGCCCGCCACGGTCCAATTTGACGGTAATTCGGCCAGTTTCTGACGAACCTGCGAGAGCCACGGCTTTCGGAAGCTCATATCGTGATGAGTCAGCACTGCAACATCCGCGTAATCCTGCGCTATCCTGTCGAGCAGTTGGTTCAGTCCCTTCGTTGCGGATTCGGGATCGCGGATAAAGTGCATGTCGCCGCTGATTTCCGATTGCCGCAACGCCATGCCGAGCCGGGAAGGAAGATTTGTCATGACTCCGAAAGCCAGCTTCAGGTCATTCGTCCATCGTCCCGGTTCGAAGTAGTTGAACAGCGCGAACAGGTCGGGACGATAAGCGACTTCGTGCTCCGCCTTGTAATGCTCCGCAAGCTCACCGTCCCAGCTATGGGATTCCTCATTATGCGGATGCTTATTGAATAGCCTGCCCTTCACGAACATCTGTTGCGCCGATACCTTGCCCTGCTCCATGTTCTCCGGCTTTGCAATCAGGGTGGAGGTCGGATAGCTGCGAACGATATCGGCGCCGTCCGGGGTTTTTGTCCCGCGCTTCATGGAGATGATGACTACGTCGTCGTCCATCTTGCGGATCGATTCAAACACGTCCGGATCGTATGAGTCATCATCATCCGCCGTCAGATAATAATCATCCTCAATTACCTTGTTTTCCGCTATCCATCGGTTGCGCTTATAGGTTCCCGGCATGAGCACCGCGCAGAGCTTCGAGGACTCCCGAATCACGAAGGGCCTTATCCAGAGCTTCGACCACAAGGGCTTGCACTTCTCCGCCTCGTCCTCGAACAGGATCGGGTGCATATAAACGCCCTTCCCTTCGTAAGCGTTAATCAACCGCTCAATATTCTCCGGGCGCGAAAACGGCATTATCAAGTGGATGTCTTTCATGCTTTCCTTTCTTTCCCCGTGATGATCCCGATTCCCTGCAAGGGCGCGTCGGCGGTATGTTCCAGAAATTCAATATACTGTTTTTTCTTGTCCTGCTTCAGCTCCTCCCAGAACGCAACGACTTCCGGGCAAGAGGTTTCCTGTATGTCGTGAATCATGCAGACCTTGGCGTGTTTACCGACGTTCTCCCAGTCGGCTTTCGTCCAGCCGTTTTCATGCGCCCCGTCGATAAATACCAGATCGAACTTCCGGCCCCGGAGCTTGTCGCTTGTTACCCCTGCAAACTTCATCCAGTCGGACAACTCGACTATTTCCCGAACTTCCGGGTTCAGATAATTCGTCGGGTCAATACCGAGGCAAACGATACCCGGATTGAACCGCCGCAAATACTCCGACACGAAAAGGAAGCACCCGCCCTGAAACACACCTATCTCAAGATAGCTGTCGAGATTGAACTCGCTTAGGTAAGCAAGGGCACGACCAAGCTGGCACGGGGTCTGGTATATCCCCGCCATTGATGGCGTGGCGTTCTTGAATACCTCATCCTGTCCGAATACCGGCGCGCCCCATTGGACTATACCGAATGCCCGCACAAGATCAGCCACTACATCCGGATCCCTGAGTGATTCAACGCCCATCCGCCGGATCAGGCTTGTTACCGCAAGTATGTTCTTGTTATTCATCGGCCCTTTTGGTGTTTCGGGCTGTCCTCCGCAATGTCCCATATCGTTTCCTTTCTAAGTGAACTCAGTGCGTATTTCATAATCAACGCTGTAGTGCCAAACCTTCTGCGTCCCCGCCGGGGTCGTGTAGTCCTCCACGGACAGGAAGGCCAACTCCCGGCGCATGCAAATATGCGTCTGATTCGTGATAGTCAGGTCGCAGTCGTCGTAGAGAGCTTTCAGGTGGGTATACATGTCCTCCACTTCCCCTGAGCTTGACAGCGAACTGAAAAGATCGAACTGGATCCGGGCCTCCTCGCCGTGCTTTGCAAAAACGTTGTCGGGGATGTCGCTCACGAGGCCATAAACAGCATAGGGGAACTCCGCCCCGTCAGGTGCTGCCCCCTTATACAGCCGCCCGCCGATGGCTGTATCAAGGGATGAGCCGCCGAACTTTGAATAAATGGCCGTTGTGAGTGCCTTCATTCGCTCAATTCCAATCCGAAAATTGCAAGACATTCTCGGTGACGCAACATTTCGATATTAACCGCCGTCTTGATACGTGACGGAATGGTTGGATCAGCAAGAACGCGCCGACCTGCCCGGATCATTCCATTTGATGTTTCAATTAAATCCTTCTCTGCTTCCGTAAGTGTTCGCTTTCTCATGACTCCCCTTTCTGCAGCTACGCCGCCTCCCTACAGAGCAGGTCGAGAAACTTATGACCCGTGTTTGGGTCGATGATGCTCACAATCGTAAAATAACGTCCGCCCCATGACACGCGCCATGAGGTATTGAGTACGCTCCGATACCTTATCCTTATCCGGTGAGTCACGACCATAACCGTTGCATTGGCCTGAATGGTATCTTGCGCTGACGTTGGCCAAATAGCTCCCCAAACTGTAGCGGCATCGGAGTACGAATTGACAAAGCCCCCCATCCCATCGCTGACTTTAGTCGGGGCCTGTATCGTGATCCTCTTGTTAAGGTCGCCGATCATACGTTCACCGCCTCGGGATCCAGAACAAAGCAGGCGATATGCCTCCCCGTTCCCTTTCCCGGCTTTCCATCCTCAATCGCGCACCATTTCACATCTTTCAGATTTCGCACTTGCGCCCCCGCATCAAGGAGCATCAACACCCACTTATCAATCGGATATACAAGAACGACTTTCTTTCCCTTCTTGTATTCCGTAATGGCTTTTCGCGCCCATGCCGTCGCGCCTTTCTTTTTCCCGTCCCTCATCACCACCCCGAAAGGCGGGTTGACGTAATTGCAGGATCCCCATTCTTCCGCCAGTCCGTCAAAATCTTCCGGCTTCGGATAGGGGCAAGGGTCAAAGTCAAAATTAAATTCTGCCTGCAACCCTGCCATCAGTTCCGGAGGTGTTAGCCAGTAATGCTTTCCGTCTTTTGCGCCGTCAAAACTCATAAGAACTCATCCCAGAGCCTATGGCTCGCCAGCAGCCTTTGCACCGCCGGGTTGTCTTTATACGAGAAGGTTGTCTGTGTCATCCCCTCCCTGTTCTCATACATGCCAGCACATTCAAGCAGCAGGGCCGCCTTGATCTGATAGGGGATTGAGGCAGCAGCAGTCCAGCCACAGGTGAACTCTATCGAGATCGGGTTCGAGGGATACGGAGTGAACGAAGGCCAGCCTTCACCATAAGGAAGCACGAGCCGCCCGATACCTGGCCCGTTGGTCTCAACGAGGTAGTCAGTCAGGGCAGCGAGGGTTGTCGTGTTGCCGTCGCTGTCGAAATACTTCACCGCGTCAACTGTTTGAAGGTTGCCGAAGGGGAGCTTGATAAAATTATCAGCCGGGAAAGAATCGAGATAGTAATACCACGTCTGCGTCAATAGCTGCCTTCGGGTGATGTCCTCAACGTGTCCTATGGCTGCGGCCCGGATGTCCGTAAGGAGCGAATCCTCGGCGGTTGTAGCGGCATTTACGAGGATAGACGTTCCGAACTCGCAGGCAGCCAGCAGCACCTTCGATGCCGTCCGGATATACTGCTTTGATCCGGTATACTGCTTTTTGTAGTCGGCGTTATGGTTCGCCGTCGTGACCTGAGTAAACGCCCCGCCCGTCCAATCGGTATAAGGTCCAGCCAGCGCGTCCGCCTCTTGAATCTTCGTATCGACGGTCCCGGTTGCGCCGTTGGTTCCGTGATGAACGATGACTTCGGCCTGCTTGCCGATGACTTCAACGCCGGTGCCTACATGGGTCGTGTAGTTGTCGGCTATGGCCTTTGAGCCGTAGGCGAGGCATTGCGTCAGGGCAAGGCCTTCATCAAAACTGGTAGAGTCAACCCGGCAATGCAGTTTAATTTCGTCGAGGCTAATTGGGAATAAAGTCGGGGCCGTTTTCAAAACGACGTTCATTTCTTTTTCCTCTTGCGTTTCTGCCGCTTCTGTTTCTTTGCCTCATCTCGCAACTTTGCGCCTGTTCCCTTCATACTATACCGCCAAATACCCGCCCGGAACTACCGGGGTCCAACGACATTTGACCGTGCAGACCGTCGCCGCATCCGAGGCCCCGCCCGCAATGGTCAACTCGATCAGCTTCGTGGCCGGGAGATAAAACGGGGTATTGTAGGCGAACGAAGCGTTTGCAACCAGCTTCGCCTTTGCTCCGTTTGCCGTGCTGAGCAGAGTAATGACGGTAGCCGTATCCGTCTGGATACTGATTGAGGTAATGTCTGCATCATCGGAGCAATTCACGTTAGGCAGAGTCAATGTGAACGCTTCCACGTAAACGTCCGACGTGGTAGCGGTATAAAGCGTGTAATCGCCTGCCACCTGCTGCAAGTCGATGGTCGTTGGGGTTACGAAGCTCCTGATGGCCTGCGATATCCAGTTCATCCCATCGTATGTCTTGTAAAGGATGTTCGTGTCGGCTTCCCAGTAATAGGACCCAACGGGAACGCTGGTAGGCTTCGTGTCGCCGGAAAGGCCGACGAACCGCTTGATGACAGTTTCGAGATATGCTGACATGGCTTCACTCCTATTATCTGGAAGCCGGGAGGGACTTCGTGCCCCTCCCGCTGGTTGTCATGGTTTACAGCGAAGTCTCCACATACGCCCCATCGGACACCGGAGCATAGAAGATGACGAACCGCAGCGCGCCTGTCGCCACCGTTGCCGTTGCCGTATTGATTCCGATGGTCCCGGTGCCGCCCGTGGTGCCTACGATCTGCGGAGCGGGGTTGATGTCGGAAATCCCCGGAGTTGCCGTCAGGACTGCCGCCGTTGCTACCGCGCCGCCTACCCACATGATCCGCTCGCCGACTGCGAGCTCGGCCAGAGAAGCAGATGCCGCGCAGAGCGGACCAACTGCGATGGCCGGATCGGACGAGGTGAAGGTGTAGTAGAGAACGCAGGCGTTGTTGGCGAACACCGTCGTTACTTCCCCGAACAGGTGAAGAATCTTGATCGCGCCCTTAACGGTAAAAATCTCGGTCTGGACAGGACCGGTTTTCAGGTACGATGCAGCAGCCAGAATTCCGGTTTCCACCTTCAGACCGTTGATCAGGTCGCCGATGACTGCCCTTGTCGAAGGACTGTAATTTCTCATTTGCTTTCCTCCTTTGGAGATGGCCGGGGGCCT